AGTAAGTATTTTACCATCGAGGAGATGACACGAAGCCAAACGGCTGCACGCCTCGGGAAAGACAACACTCCCAACGCCACGCAGAAGCGAGACCTCCTGCGCCTAATGGACTACCTCGATGGCATCCGTGAGGAGTTCGGAGAGCCTATCAAGGTGACCTCGGGCTTCAGAAGCTGGAGAGTTAATAAGGACGTCGGTGGCGTGAAGAATAGCCAGCACCTCGCAGGGCAGGCCGCTGACATCGTTCCAGCGAAGAACCCCGAGCGACTGCGTGAGCTGTTCGACCTCATCCGCAAACGAGGAGGCTACCAGCAGGTGATCTTCGAGCGCAAGGGGCAAAGCGTTTGGGTACACGTCGCCATACCTCCGCTCGGAGAAATGCCACGGCAGGAAGCGATGACTACGAATGATGGCAAGAACTTCACCCGACTAAAGTAGCTAACACAGCAGGGCGGGTGGTAATGGGGTGACCGCCAGCCACTGCAACCAACCACCCCACACAACCAAAACTATAACTATATGAATATATTCGGAAGAGAAGTCGGAGGGGGCAAGCCCAAGAAGCCCCTCCAGCTGGTGCAAAGAGGCACTGACACTCGTATCCCAATCGAGCTTGTAGCCCAGCCATCGGGAGAAGTCCTTGACCTCGCACGCTTTGAGCGGTTGAGAGTCAAGCTCTTCAACGATGCAGGCACTGAGTGTGCTACGCCACCCACGGACATTCAGGACAACCACCTCATCGTGGAAGTCACCGCTGACATCAGCCAAGCACTCGGCACGGGTGTCTATTCGGTGGAAATCACGGGGCGAGTCCCCGACACCGCCTTCACCGATGGATACCACGACTACACCGTGCGTACAACTCTCTGTCGTGTAACCAGTGACGGAAGCGCCGCAACCCCCACGAAGGTCACCGCAAGCGTAATCGAGGGCTTGCGTGGAGAAAAGGGTGAAAGAGGCGAGAAAGGTGAAAAGGGTGACCAAGGAGAACGTGGCGAACGAGGAGAGCAGGGCATCCAAGGGGAACAGGGGATACAAGGTATCCAGGGAGAACGAGGCTTGCAAGGCGAACAGGGCTTGCAGGGCATCCAAGGCATTCAGGGCGAACGTGGAGAACGTGGCACAGATGGGCGTGACGGCGAGCGTGGACAAGACGGTGCACCAGGCAAGGATGCCTACAAGTCATATCTTGATACCACAACCGACAACCCCAAGCTCACCGAAGCCGAATGGGCGGACACCATCGGCTCATTCGCACCCCTAATCCACACGATTACCTATGGCACAGAGCAGTAAGCAACGAGCCGAGGAGGCGGTGCTTGACCTCAAGGGAAAGCTCCGACAGCTCAACAAGGTAGTAGCAGGCAAGGGTGCAACGATAGCGGAAAACGCCCCGCTGGTGGCTACCATCAAAGCCGTGGAAGGTCTGAAGGTAGGAGGAGAGGAGCTTGTCATGACGCTGTATAAGCCAGAGCAGTTTTATCAAAGCCCCGATGAGAAGTTGCCTCCTTTGAAGGTTAAAGAAGGGGCGAACGTCTCGCTGCGATACACCTTCGCAGGTATGAAGGCATTAAAGAAGCTCCCCGACATTGCAGGAATTGAGCGTGCTACTGATATCTATCGCTTCTGCGACGGGTGCTCGTCCATTACGTCTGCTACGCTGGGGAACATGCCTCTTGTGTCTGAAGCCCGCGAGGCCTTCAGATCCTGTTCATCCATCGAGCGGATCACCCTTGGAGACATTGGAGGATCGGCTAACTTTGAGGACTTCGCCCGATGGTGTGTCAAGCTGAAGACGCTTACGATAGGGCGTGTTCCTAATGCAACGAACATCAATAGCATTGTTGATGCATGCCCTCTTCTCGAAGAGTTCACTGCCTCCTTCGGTGACAAGCTCAATAATATCCGCTACGCCTTCCAAGGCTGCAGGAGTCTCAGGCACATCAATGGTACTCTGGACTTTGGCAGCACAGATGACTACCGTGGTGTCTTCGCTGGCTGTACCTCCCTTGAGGAAGTGCGAATCAAGGGTTTGAAGGCATCCATCGATCTCTCCGCATGCGTCAACCTCTCGCTGGAGAGCGTACGCTACCTCGTGGAAAATGCTCAGACGGTCACAAGTCAAAGCATTGACCTGAGCCGTAAGCTCCTCGAGACTCACGAGGAAGAGCTTGGAGAGCTTGGCGATACCGCCAGCGATAAGGGCTTCACATTCAACTACCGATAACCCTTTAACAACAACGAATTATGAGACACAATTCAGTCAGAATCAAAGCCCCCAAGGGGCAAATGGTCGTCAGCCGCGAACGCCGCAGTGTTGGCTACCTCGTCAGATGCCCGAAGCAGTATGCTCACCTCTACGAGCTGATGGACGAAGCCGAAGCCCTCGCCCTCGAGGCACAGTGGAAAGCCGAAGACGAAGAGCGATACCGCAAAGAAGAAGAGGAATATCGCAAGGCTCGAGAGCGCGAAGAAGCTCCAAGCGCACCAACTAACTAACTGAGCAGTGGGGAGGGGTAAGGTCCTCCCCACTTACACCAACACAACCGCAATGATGATGCACGAAGACGACAACCGCTGGAGAGAGGTGATGATAATAATCTTCCTATCCCTTATTGCCCTCGCCCTCACCTCCTGCTCGCCCCGTGTGCGCCTTGTCCCAGTGGAGCATACCCGAATAGAATGGCGTGACCGCCTGCGCCTTGACAGCATCTACGTACACGATAGCATCTACCTCACCGAGCGTATAGCAGGCGACACCATTTACAAGGTCAAAGAGGTGTACCGCTGGCGTGACCGCTGGAGAGTCGATACTATCAATACGGGGCGCATCGACAGCGTGAGAATAACCGAGGTTGTCGAAGTCCCCGCCAAGCTCTCAGCGTGGCAGGCGTGGAGACTAAAAGCCTTTGCCCCGCTCCTCGCTATTGCACTCGCTCTCGGTGCGTGGGTGACGAGACGATTGTGGTTGCCGCTGCTGAGAGGCTTAATATGATAAAATGAAAGAGATCACACTGAATGTAAGCAAGGTGCTCGTCTACAACGAAGTCAAGAAGCGAGCCAGCTACCAAGCATCTAAGCTCATTGATAAAGACCCGACCGTCTACGACCGAATGCTCCCCACGGATAGCAGCCGCGAGCTATTGGAAGGCTACTGGCAAGCGGCGGAGAATGCCCTTCTCGGTGGATTTCGTGGCTACGTCAAGCAATACCCTCCACTTGCTGTTGGACGTGCCGTAGAGCTGGGAGAGAACTTCGTAGTGAAACTCAGCGTGAGCACCCGCTTCGATAACGGAGCTATCCCAGCTATCGAAGCTGGCGTACATAGCTTCTTTACTACGTCCATCCTGTCCTCGTGGTATCATCTCTGCTATCCCGAGGGAAGCGGAGCGATGAACGAAGAAGCCTTAGCTCACCTCTCCGCCCTACTGAAGAAGCTCCACTACAAGCAACCTCCCACCAGACCCACCAGATCCTAATGCCCTATGCAGTACCTAACCATCACCCTACAGCTCCCCGAAATCTATTATCAGGTAGCTCTGGATGCCCACCTGATGGGGGAAGTAGACCTGTCGCAAGATAAAGATGCCCGTGCCGTCAGTCTGAGCCAGATCGAAGTCGAAGAAGAAGGAAAGGAAGTGCTCCTGCGTGCCGTCAAAGCCTCCGATGCCCATCTCCGCCACCAGCTCCACCTCTATCTGGTCGAAGAGCAGGCAACGATAGCCACCGACAATGTGCCTCAGGATGCTCCTTCGCTCAGCTACATACTGGGTATGCCTGATCAATTCTTCCCCCCATCGCTGAGGGATATGCAGGAAGCGATGCACCACTACATCGTCCATATGTGCCTCTCCGAATGGTATACGCTGATGAAAAATGAACAGGGCAGTATGTATGCACAGCTTGCCCAAGCTGACCTGAAGAGGCTGGGGCAAGCCTCCAGCCGACGTATCCGCCCCGTCCGACCACTTAATCCTTATCAATAATGGAGCGACGAACCTACCTACACGATCAGAATACGAGACTGACCATAGAGCGTCTGGATGGTGATCATCACCGTGCCGCACTTACCTTCTACACCGATGAGCTTCTCTATGATCTGCGCAACATCGCCTATATCTATGGCATATCCAAGACAGAGAAGCAGCCCGATGTAGATCATCATATGACCTTTGATATCGGCGAGGAGGGTAACGTCGATCGCATTGCTCGTGTGCTGGACCTTTCTTTCAGCGAGATCCAGGAAGCCCTCTACCCCTACACACGCTCCCCACTGCTGGAGCAAGAGGGCTGTGGGTGTGGAGTGCATCAGAGGGACGATGTACTTGATACCGAACGAGCGGAGTATACGCTTCGTATAGTCGTGCCTTCGCTCTTGTCACAGCATACGCTCACCTATGCAGAGCGGTGGATACACGAGTGGCTGGTGTGTCGTGCATTTGCTGAGTGGCTACTGCTCATCGGGGATAGTAGCTTCAGCCTGTGGATGGAGAAGGCAGAGCTGGCAAAGAGGGAAGTGCAGCGAGCTATGGCTAAGCGCACAGGGCGCATCCGCCGCAAGATGAGCCCCTTTGTGTAGTGGGAGCAGGAATAAAAAAGCAGGGGCGACTACCGAGAGGAGGGTAGT